GGCAGACACGTACGGTATGCTAATGAACATTCGTAAAAAGGTGCTATCTGATAGAGTCTATTGGATTTTGCCTAATGAAGAATCCAAACCTGATGCAGTCAAGCATGTTCAACGTGTAGCCGCTCAATTCAACGATACCGTTATTCCTACCACACGTTGGCAAAAAGACAAAATTCATCCAAGCTGGGCAGGATACAAAGAAATAGCAGAAAAAGCAAAATGAGTTTTCTAGTAGCAAACTTACCGCCAGTCAAATGTTTTGTTCGCAGAGAATTTCTCTATGACTTTGAAAAAGGTCATGGAGAACTTGAACCTTGCTGGTGGATATCATTAAAGTCCCAACGTAGTCAAGCATTCAGAATCGAAGCATACTTGAATGAATATGGTGCATTGTATGACAAATTACCATTACATGCATTTTGTTGGAAACCTATTGAAGGCGAACCATATCCTTTAGATTTCTTGCAATTGTGGAACAGCATGTCGTATGATATTACTGTGATTAGAAAAGCAATGATCTCAAATATGAGATGTAAGATTAAGATGAAAGATGGATCTTGGTTAGAAGGTGAATACCTTTTCACTGTTGACTCTGCACATCCAGATTTTAATGTTATAGATTGTGGTCACAGTGAAGATGTTGAAGACCACAAGTCATTCAACTTTATTAAATGTGACAATGGCCAATTTGCAGCACAACCAAATAATCGTGTTGTTATTTTAGAACCAGCATCTAATCCTAAAAAGATGAAGATACCAGATTTTAATGTTGCCACTACTAGGTGGAATGTTGAAATGGATCCTAAGTGGGATTATGGCCTGCCAGAGAACAAATGGAGAATGAACGAATAGTCAAATGATAAAAACATTTATTATTCTTTTTCCCACTCCATTGTTTATGATTATGGGGTTTGTTAATTTGTTTTACTTCAATCTACCCATGTGTGGTGGCCAATCATTTGAAATGGCTTTAATGTGGTTTTCTATGTCAATAGCACATTGTAGGCCATGGATTGATTTGTCAGATAAATATTGTTATGGAAAAAAACACCTTTTATGATGAATTAGAATTACCTAAAAATTGTACTTTTGAAGAAATCAAACAAAAATACAGAATCTTAGCACAACTACATCATCCAGATAAGGGAGGTGATGAAGAAAAATTTAAAAAGATTAAATTAGCATATGAAGTATTAAGTGACCCAATTAAACGGGAACACTATGATTCTACTGGTGACCATTATGATGATACCAATATAGACAATGAAGTTTTAGCAAGACTTTCAAACATGATATCACAGTACAGTCAACAGATAAATCCAGAGTTTGATGATTTGATCTTAAAAATGAAATTTGACCTAAATCATGCACAACAACAAACTAACATTACTATCATAAGTTGTAATGCTTTAATAGATAAATTAAACATTGTTGCAAATAAAATTAAATTAAAACAAAAAGGTGAAAACTTATTAAAATCTTTTGTCGAGAAGAAAATAAAAATTCATCAAACTGAATTAATAAATCATAAGAGAGCCTTAATAGTTTTTGCACGAATGTTAAAAATATTGGAAGATTACCACTATAGCCATGATGAATGGCAATTGCTTATTCAACAAAATGTTGATGGCACACCGTAATTAACCTCCTATGTTGTCTATATACTCAAGTAATAGTATATGGAGGTAACTTATGTTAATAGTTAATCACGAATGTGAATCGTGTGGTTCGGACTTTGCAATTCAATATGACGAGACAGAGTGTGAGAGTGATCCAATGCACTGTCCATTCTGTGGCGAATATATAGCTTTAGAGGAAGATGATTTTATCGACCCTGACGCTGAAGACGAAGAATAAATGGCATGGTTTTATAATGGTGTAGAGGTAACCGACCAAATGATTGAAGGTCATTATGGTTACGTCTACTGTATCACAAACAAAGTAACCGGTCGCAAGTACATTGGCCGGAAGTATTTCACCAAAGCCGCAACAAGGCAAGTTAACGGGAAGAAAAAGAAAACCCGTGTCAATTCAGGTTGGCAAAACTATTTTGGTTCGAACAAAACAATCATTGAAGATGTGTCCACTATGGGAGCAGACAGTTTCCATCGTGAGGTTTTGTATTTCTGTAAGAATCGTACAGAGTGCAGTTACTATGAGACTTATGAAATATTTGTACGAGGGTGTTTGCTTACGCCTGACTACTATAATGATTGGGTCACATGTAAGATTCGTAAAGCTCATCTGAAAAGCAACACCAATACTTATAAAGAAGGAGAGGCCAAACATCAACTTTCACACATCATTGCCTAATAATTACCGTAAAGAGAGAAAACCAAGAATGGCTAGAAAAGCAAATACTAAAATCATGGTATCTGATTCAGCGGATACCAAACCACGCAGTAATTCTTTGAGAGTAAAAATCGATGACTTGCAAACATTCGATCCACTAACGGAGAATCAGAGATTATTCTTTGATGCATATAAAAGAGGAGATTATTTCGTTGCACTACATGGTGTAGCAGGTACAGGTAAAACCTTTTGTGCTCTGTACAAGGCAATAGAAGAGGTGCTCGATAAGAGTAACCCATTCAATAAGATAATCGTGGTGCGCTCTGCCGTACAATCACGTGAAATTGGTCATTTACCAGGTGATGTGAATGAAAAGATGGAGATTTACCAACAGCCATACAGGCAGATTTGTGAAACCTTATTTGGTCGCAAGGATGCATGGGATAGATTGGAAGAACAAGGTCACATTGAATTCATTTCAACATCATTCATTCGTGGTATGTCCTTTGATGATGCCATTATCATTGTGGACGAAATGCAGAACATGACCTTTGAGGAGATAGACACCGTGATGACACGTGTTGGATATCGATCCAAGATCATTTGGTGTGGTGATTACAGACAGACTGACCTCAACAAGAAAAAGAATGATGTAACAGGCATTTTGAAATTCTTTGAGATTGCCGAACACATGCACGCCTTTACCCGTATTGAGTTTACTGTGCATGATATTGTCCGTTCTTCACTGGTCAAGGATTATATTCTTGCCAAAATACAACATGATGATTTAGACACGGCATACTAATAAAAACCTAGTATAAACACTAGTTTTTGTTGCAATGCAACATATATATTAATGAGGTGCTTGAAATAGGCCTCATTAATTTAATCGTCTAAGGAGATACCCATGTTTGCATATAACACATTCATTGATGCAGTTCAAAATTCTAAAAAGTTTTTCGTTAATAGTTTTATTACCGATGAGAAGGTTCGTAAACCATTGTTGGCATTCGTTGATGCACAAACAACATTCACAAAACAAATCGTAAAGTCTAACGAAGAAGTTACCGCATACGTTAGCGAAGAAGCAACCAACCTATACAAAAAAGGACTCACAAAATGAGTAGACCATTTGACGCCTTTGCTGGTGTTGATGTGCCGAAGATGAGTGATTTTTGGAGTTGGGTTCACAAGGCATTCACACCATCTTACCAAGATGAAGTTGAGATGTATTTAAAAGATTCTGTAGACCACAAAGATTTACAGGCCAGAATGGACAATTTAATGCGTAGAGGACTAATATGAAATTCGTATGGAAAATCATAAGTGTAATTGCTGAAATTAAAAATGCAATTGCTCGCCGCCATTTAGACCGACTCAAAGGCTCTTGATGTAACGCAAACCTCAATTATTTGTGGTTATACATATACCATAATAGTTGAGGTACTATGCATAAAAAAACATCCAAAAGCGAGTTTACTGGTCTGTTCCGTGAAGCGGCATTAAAAACCAAATCTTGGCATTCAGTAACAAGAAACAACTGGAGAATCAAATTCTCCATACATGATGATGATACAATTATGGTGTCCATATATTGTACGTTGACCCTCAGATCATACATTAGATTTTTTAGTGTAGAAGATGAGGCAGTACAATTCATTAATTTCGTAGTAAATCTAGACTAACCCACCCATTGAGGTGGGTTTTTCGTTTCGGCAATGATACTCTGGTGCTGTTGCATCCATTGACTGGCCGATGTATAATTGACAGACAAAGGAGTGCATATGGACGAGTTATCAAAAGTTAAACATTCTAAACGTATTCAACAAAAAGAGAATCACGTTAAAAAACAGGTAAAGATTGCCAAGGCAAATGGTATACCTGTGAAACAAGGCGAAGAACATTACCTTGCCAAACATTCAGCATTAAATTGCGGTAACCCACAATGTGTATTCTGTATGAACCCACGCAAATCAATGGGTGAGAAAACAATACAGGAGAAAAAATTTGAACAGAGGAAATTACATGATGAGACAACAGGAAATTGAATACTACTAATGCCTGCAGAAAAGATATGCCCTAGATGCTCAAAGAAGCACACCAAGCGTGGACTTTATTGTTCAGCGTCCTGTGGCAATGTCCGTGTGCATTCCCAAGAACACAAGCAACACCTCGCCAATAAACTAAACCAATACAACGATACACCAGAGGCGGCCGCCCGTAACGCACGGATCGCACGTGAGTCCAGACTACGCCAGCAAGGTGTAGATTTTAACCCGTTGACCTCTGAAGATTTTTATATTGAAATACCGGACGTGAAAGATTATCTGGACGACTATGATGACAGCTGGTCCCGAGGCAGTAAATGGTGATAATACTTGACCGGAGTTTGTGAGTACTTAAGTATACAGCTTGCCAACCTCACTGGTTCTGTTATACTGTAGGTAAGTTAACAAATAAAGAGTTTATTATGCGAACAAAACAGATCATTTGGGGTTTAAAGAATAGCCAGAAATTGCGGGTTATTATTGATGGTGTTGGACTTTATATGCAGATTAAAGATTATAATAGTCTATTTTCTACATTATCACATAGAGCAGCAGTATGTGATGCATTATGCCGATTAACCGGTATGCGAGTGGTTGCTAATTTGAATAATCAAGAAATACCAACTGGATTATGTCAGAATTTTCGTGGACATGAAGTCCAATTGAGTTTAATTGGTGAATAATATGAAGACTGTAGATAATACTAATGTACAGGCATTAGCCGGTGATATTGACATGATGATTGGTCAGTTAATGAATCAATATGGTCTAGAACCATTACAAATATCAGCCGTGATATTGGCACGGATAATGCGAATGAATATGGAACTTGGTGAGGCTGATACGTTTAACCAGTTAATGAGTAATGCCATTAATGATGCCGTATTATCTCCCACTGACACAATGCAATGAATATTAAAGAAACCGAGATTATCTTAATCGCACAGGAAGAGTGTGCCGAGATTATACAGGCAATATCAAAAGTTAATCGCTTTGGTATTGATGGTATTCACAATGGTAAGAGTAACCGTGACCATTTAGAAGAAGAAATCGGTGATTTAATGTGTATGTTTGAGTTAATGCTTGAGAATGGTATTATCCAGAAACAATCAGTTGATAAAGCAAAAGAGCGTAAAATCGCTAAGTTAAAATGCTGGTCTAATATTTACGGAGAATAATATGACACGAAGTGAAGTTAATTTTATAGTATCCCAATATGGCATGAGAGTTAATGCCGTTGATTTTCGGGATTGTATTGAGAAAATGGATGCCGATAATGGTTTAACGGCCATTGAGCAAGAGGCTTATAATAGAATGGTTTATATGTTAATCGATGAAGCAGAGGAACGAGCATAATGGAAAAAGCAATAGAGATAATCCGCCAAGTATTTACCATTGTATTATGGTTATCGGTCGTGGTTAGTTGGTATAATGGTGATTATGCAATGGCGATATTATCTGGTATTATACTGGTGGTATTAGAACTTGAGAAGGTTAATGATAATCTTGAGAAGTAAGTAAGTGGTCACTAACGTAATACTTGACTGGATTTTGTGAGAACTTTTTTCTACGCTTGACAATTTCGCCTAAACCTGTACAATAGGTTCTGTTGAGTTGATAAAAGATATGAAATTAAGTAAAAGAATTTTTTTGGTTTTGGTGAGTTTGAGTTATGCAGTTGATTGCATTGCCGCAGTATCTAAACCAGTGTGTGTAAAGTGGACGTGGACAGGTGATGTTCATGCTAGAAAAGTTATTTGTTTAAAGTGGAAAGTTTGATATGAGCAAGATTTACGTTATGACCCAAAATTATGAAAACTATGGCTCTGAAGACGAGCCATATTGGAAACCAAAAGGTTCATCGGATTATTTCATCCCCAACTTTAGTGGTACCCAAGAGCAGGCCATTGAGGTGGTTAATTCTATGGCCGACAAAATCGAGTATTCCAACGAATATGCTACCTCGACCATTCTTGGTGTTGAAGTGGTGGCTGACGATTACATGACGGAGTTTGAGCGTGACCAATTAGATTATGAGGGCAAGATCCGCTTCCCCGCTAAAGTGTTGGAGGCAGTATAATATGAACATGACGACAACCTACAATTATATTTCAGAGCAGATGCTGAGAGTATGTCCATTGCCAGTAGAATCTAATGGTACAATTAGACTACAATTAACCTCCGAACATGGTAAGACCAATTATTTAAACCTTACACCATACCAAT